TGGTGAGACGATCGACGTGTTCATCAATCCATCGACCTATTTCGCCGCGATGACGGTATAACCCGCGTTCATTGATTTGAGCGCCTGAACGGCCCACCCGCAAGGGAGCCGGGGAGGTGGCTTTATGATAAACTTTCAGAAAATCAATGCGCGGCGGCGCTAGAACAGGCGCGGGGCGCAAAAAGGGTGGCGCCAACCGCGTAACGCAGAAAGCTATCGAACAGGCGAAAGAAACGGGTATTTTGCCGCTCGACTATCTCTTGAGCGTCATGAGAGACGCTGAGGCTGACAAGTCCCAGCGCATCGACTGCGCAAAGGCGGCGGCGCAATATTTGCATGCCAAACTGCAGCCCATCGATGGAAACGGAAGCTCAGCACAAAGGGTAGTGGCTGAGGGCGTGTTTAGTTGGCAACCGCCCCAGTAGTCCGGGTCGAGAGCCATTATGCGCCTCGCACTCATTTCATGGGGCTACACACAAGGGAAACCCGCTGGGCGATTGCTGTAGCGCACAGGCGTGCCGGCAAGACCGTGGCCTGCGTCAATGACCTAATCAAGAGCGCGGTGATGTGCGGCAAGGGCAACCCGCGCTTTGCCTACATCGCGCCTCAGCTGAACCAGGCCAAGGACATCGCATGGTCCTACCTGCTGGAATATACGGACTGCTTTGGGCCTGAGAGGAAGGTCAATGCTTCAGAGCTATGGGTCGAGCTGCCGAACAACGGGGCGCGGATTCGCATTTACGGTGCCGATAATCCTGATCGGCTTCGGGGTATATATCTCGACGGCGCCGTTCTCGATGAGTTTGGGGATATGGACCCCACGGTTTGGACACAAGTCATTCGTCCTGCACTTAGCGATCGTAAGGGGTGGGCTATTTTCATCGGCACACCCAAAGGAAAAAACACCTTCCACAAGCTCTGGGTCAACGCTGAGGACGACCCCGACTGGTTTACCCTCTCGCTGAAAGCTTCTGAAACGCAGCTGCTCGACGACAAGGAGCTGGCTGACGCGAGGAAGATGATGAGCGAGGACGAATACGCTCAGGAATACGAGTGCTCGTTCGATGCCGCCGTTCGTGGTGCATATTATGGCAAGGAGATGAACGAGGCCGAGCTTGACGATCCTTCGCGGATCTCGACCGTCCTCCACGACCCACGCCTGCAGACGCATACCGCATGGGACCTCGGTGTCGCTGACTCGACGGTGATCTGGTTCATCCAGACGGTAGGCAGGGAGACACGGGTTATCGACGTTCTCAAGGGCGAGGGCGTCGGTCTCGACTACTATGCCAAGGAGTTGCAGGCGCGTGGCTACCTCTACGGCAACCACTATCTGCCCCATGATGTTGAAGTTCGCGAGCTTGGAACAGGCCGAAGCCGCCTTGAAGTCCTGCGAGACCTCGGCATCGCCGCCACGGTTGTGCCTAATATCCCTGTTGAGGACGGAATCCAGGCCGCGAGAATGCTTCTTCCGACATGCTGGTTCGACCGAACCAAATGCAAGGACGGAATAGAGGCGCTGCGCATGTATCGGCGCGAATGGGACGACAAGCGGCAAGAGTTCAAACTCCGCCCCCTGCATGATTGGACATCGCATTATGCTGATGCATTTCGCTATTTTGCGGTCGGGCATCGCGAACGGCAGGCCGCTGCCAAAATCATCTATCCAAAGCGGGCCTACGTTTGACTGATCGCCTCACCAACGAAGAGTTGGCGATCATCCTGGCAGAAGACGAGCGGCGCGCGATCTCCTATCGCGACAGCACGCTTGCCGACGAGCAGGAGGTTGCGCTCAAATTCTACGAGGCAGAGCCCTTCGGCGACGAGGAAGAGGGCCGCTCGCAGATTGTCGTGCCGGTTGTGCAGGAAGTCGTCGATTACATGACGATCGCCGTCCTGCGCACGATGGTGTCAGGCGACAGGGTGGTCGAATTCGAGGCTCAGGAGGCCGATCAGGACCAAGAGGCGGCCGAGGCCACCGAAGCGGTCAATCTCGCCTTCCTGCGCCATCAGGACGGCTACAAGGTGCTTCACGACTGGCTCAAGGCTGGCCTGATCGAGAAGGTTTGCGCGGTCAAGGTCGCGTGCATCGAGGAAGAGAAGACCGTCCGCACGCCGATGAATGGCGTTCCCGAGGAATATCTTGGGGCGCTGGATGAGGCTGACGGCAAGATCGTTCAGGCGTCACAGCAGGAGGACGGGACATTCTCGCTGGTCCTTGAGCAGACCAAGAAAATCAAGAAATATGTCGATCTCCCCATTCCGAACGAGGAGTTCCTGTTCGCTACACGCACGCGTCACGAGGATGATGCGCATTACATTTGCCACCGCAGCCGTAAGACCGATTCCGACCTGATCGAGATGGGCTTTGACAGGGCGATGGTGGAAGACCTGCCCAACGCTGACGAAGCCTCGCTCGATAGCCGTGAGACCGAGCGCTGGAACGATGAGCTGCTGTTCGGCGATGACATGAGTTCCGTCCCTGGCATGCGCGAGCATTGGCTGAGGGAGGAATATCGCTGGGTTGACATGGACGGCGATGGCCGCGCCGAGTTGGTCAAGGCGTTTCGTGTCGGCCGTACCATACTTGATTGGGAGGAGGTCGAGGAAAACCCGTTTGTTGTGTTCTGCCCGTTCCCGCGTCCGCATCGGATGGTTGGCAACGCGCTTTCGGACAAGGTGATGGATCTCCAGCGTGTGCGTTCAGTTCTGCTCCGGCAGGCACTCGACGGCACGTACATGACCAACGCGCCGCGCATGTTCGTCAATGAGACGATGATGGGCGACAACACCATTGACGACCTGCTGACGGTCGTTCCCGGTGGTATCGTGAGGGGTAGGGAGGCGCCGGTCCCGCTTTACAATCCGTTCGATCCGTCCAAGTCGATGGCGCTGATGGAATTACTGGTCGGCGAGCAGGAATCGCGGACCGGCATCACCAGGCTCAACCAGGGGCTTGACGCCGACGCGCTGAATAAGACGGCCACCGGCACCGCATTGATGCAGGCGCAGGGCCAGCAGATGGAGGAGTTCGTCGCCCGCAACTTCGCGGAGGCGTTTGCACGGCTGCTGCTGAAGAAGCTGCGGCTGATGATAAAGAACGGCGACCCGATGATGGTCAAGATGGGCGGGCAGGCTCGTACCGTCGATCCTTCACGTTGGTCGGGCGATCTTGACGTTTCGATCCGGGTTGGCCTCGGTTCGGGCAAGAAGGAACAGCGCCTCGCCTATCGGCAGATGGTGCTTGAGATACAGCAGGCCGGTCATCAACTGGGGCTGGTCTCGGATAAGCAGCTTTACAACAATGGTGCCGGCATCATTCGCGACAGCGCGCTGGGCAATCCGCTCGACTATTTCACTGATCCCGATAGCCCTGAGGGCCAGCAGCTGAAGGCGAGCTTGCCGCAGCCTCCGCCTGATCCTGCTGTTGCAAAGGCTCAAGCCGATATGCAGGCAACCCAGGCCAAGACGCAAATGGCCGCTAGCCAGATGCAGTTCGACCAGCAGCGCAGTGCCATGGAGCTACAGCAGGCCCAGGCTGAGGGTGCCGCGAAGATCCAGTTCATGCGTGAGGAATCGGCGGCACGGCTGCAACTAGAACATGACAAGGCCCAGGCTGAAGCTCAACTGGCGCAGCAGCAGTCCGATCGCGACTTTGCCTTGGCTCAGCAGCAGGCGGAGCGCCAGTTCGAGCTGGACAGGATGCAGGCCCAGCACAGGCACGAACTTGCGCTGAAGCAGGCCGAGCAATTGCCGAAGAACAGACCCGGAGGCGAGCTTGACAAATAATGTCGTGCATCTCTCCTTCAAAAGCCCCCACGTCGAAGATGACATGTGCGCATTCATCGGGTGTAGGGTTTGCCGCAACAAGACATTCACGCTTCAGGAGGATCGTGTCGGTGATTTTCCGTTAATGAAATGCGCGTGCTGTGGCCAGCATATCGGTCGCATGGGCTGGGCGCATGACGATGATCCGCTGTTGGCATGACCGAAGACCCCCTGCACCGCGCCAACCGCTGGAAACCCTTCTACGTCGAAGAGGGCGGCCTCAAGGACATCCTCGCCTTTATCGGTGAGACCTTGCTCAAGCGCATGTCGCAGGTTGAGCCATGGGAAAACGAGAAGCTCGCCAATCTGGCGATAGCCAACAAGATTACGCAGCAGATCGACGCAATGGTCCAGGCCATCATCAACGACGGCAAGGTCCAGGAACACGTGCAGAAGCGCGTGAAAATGATCGAAGCCATCCCGCACAAGGCGCGGCGATTTATTTAAACCACTGAAAGGTAAGCTATGACGGCCCATCCGAGCGAAAGCGCGGAAGCCGTTGACGCGCCTGCTGAAACCAGCAACGCCGTTGACGACTTCGCGGAGTTTCTGGACGAACTGGAAAAGGACGAAGAGGCGCCCCACGAGGATGCCGATGATGAATCCGAGGACGCGGAAGAGCCCGTTGAGGGCGACGACGTGGATGAAGATGCTGATGAGGAAGACGAACCGGAGACCCCGGCCATCGATCCGCCCGTCAGCCTGTCGAAAGAGCAGAAAGCAGCTTTCGCGCAGCTTCCGCCCGAACTTCAAAAAGTTTGGGCTGAAACCGAAGCCCAGCGCAACCGGGAGGTGCAGGCTCGCACGACTGAAGCCGCCGAGGCCAAGCGCAATGCCCAGGCCGAGGCGCAACGTGAATTGGCCTCCATTCAGAAGCGCTATGCCGATGAATTGGGGGAATATGCCAAGCTGTTCGAGCCGCAGGAGCCGGATTACTCGCTAATCGCGACGAACCCGGAGGTCTTTGCGGAGCAAATGGCGCTCTACAAGCAGATGACTGCCCATCGCGACTATCTCGCGAAGCAGTCGGCTGAAGCGCGCCAACAGGCCCAGGCAGGTGAGCAAGCCATCCGCGCCCAGCAACAGGAAGCGGAACTGCAAGTCCTTCGCCGCGAGCTGCCCGAGATGAACGATCCTGAGAAGGGTCCGAAGCTCATGGCGGAACTCGGCAATGTGGGCCGTGAACTTGGATATTCAGACGAACTTCTCGCCCAGGCCAGTGCGTCCGACGTGCTGGCACTCAAGAAGG